TTAAATTTTATCCGCGTGGTGCATCAGCACAAATTTATCCCACAACTGTTCTTCTGTCTCGACATGTTGCGGATCTTTCACAATAGTATTGGGGATCGGGCACACCTTCTGGCAGGTTGGTGTCTCGTAGTGCCCTACGCATTCGGTACACTTATCGCTGTTAATCTCATAGATATGATCTCCCATTGAAATCGCCTCATTCGGGCATTCGGGTTCACACATATCACAATTAATACAGCGTTTAGTAATTAGTAAAGACATTTCAATGGATTACCGTTAAATCATTTTAAAATCAGTAAGTTGTATCGAGTTTGTATGCTTTACTGTCATTAACTTACTGTATGTTGATCCAGTGTATTTAACCTTGATAAACTCAGTCCAGCAACACAAAACCGCAACACATTGCATTTTGTCCCGTAGAAAAGACTTGTATGTGTGAGCTTGTTTTCTGCGCCTACGCAGATAAGGATTGAGAATGCCGCGCACTGTAACACATAATCCGGATAGCCCCAATAATGACGATGTTTTAGCCGCATCTGAAAAATGGGACGCCTGTAAACCCCCCTATACCAGCGCACACATGAAAATCTGTGTTGCTGCCGCCAAAATCATCCTCGCTGCTTCCGGCGTGGCTCGCCGTTCCAAATACGAAAAAGAGAACTATCTCCGTATCGATTTCAGCAAAGCCGGTAAGGTTACATTTTACGCCGAGTTTCCAAAAAAGATGGGCCTCAAGGGTAAAAAGCTCGGCGAGTGGCCGGAGCTCGCTATCCAGCTGGCGCGCGAAAAAGCGCTAGGTATGGCTGACTGTGGCTTGCGGGCAGAGTCAGTACATGCAGCGCTGGAAATGTACCGGGATGACCTCAAAGCCAAAGTCGCCCGGCAGAAGCTGAGCCCGGACAGTTTCACAACCTACGGGGTGCGTATCGACAGGATTAAAGCAACGTTCGGCGAGCGTGAGGTGTTCAGCGACGTAACATACAATCGGCTGGTGGAAGTGCTGGACGAGTGGATCGCCACTCGCTCGAACAATAACGCCCTGGAGTTGTTTGCCGAGCTCCGTCGGTTCTGGAAGTTCTGCGCACCTACTCTTTGCAACGGCCGCAATGTTGCCGCCAGTCTGCCAGATGATTATGTTTCCTCCCGCGTACAGAAACCTACCCCCACACGGCTTTTTACCGATATTGAATCAATCGCCCGACTCTGGCTCAATGTTGCTGCCTGCACCTCTGTACACCAGAAGAATGCTGTTCGCTTCATGATCATCACTGGCGTTCGTCCGATTAATGTCCATAACCTGCGCTGGGACTACGTTCACGAGGAGGCTGGTGAAATTGTTTATCCGGAAGGGGTTATCGGCATGCGAGGGGCTATGAAAACACAAAAGGCTTTCCGCCTGCCGATAACGCCTGAGATCCGGCGGATTATCGACGAGCAGAAAGCCTGGCGTGATTCAGTTCCTGAGTGCAACAGGGATTATGTATTTTTGCAGCCACGTGATCCAATGCAGTCATTTTCAAAACGATCACTGGATAAGCTGGTGAAAACATACAGCCCGGACGGGGCTGTAAAAGGAATAAAACATGATGGGACTGTTAAAGGGAAAGACGGTGCATTTAATACGATGTGCCGTAAATTCCTTAAGAGCAATGTTATTGCCTTGATGAAGGAAAGAGGCTATTCCCGATCAGACCGAAGGGAAATCAGCCTCCTTTGCCTTCACCACTCCAGCAAGTCAGATGACCCGATGGCAGAACATTACGACTTTTCTGATGAGATTTTACAGGAAGAGATTGCGTTAAAGCGCGAAGCTTTCGAGGCTCACGAGCGGAGCATACTTGCGCAGGTTGCATTGCTACGGCGGCGAGGTTAATACTGGCTGCGACACTTTTGAATAAAAGCGTCGACATTTCGGCGCTCATAACGAACTACTTTTGCACTGAAACGAATTGGTGCCAGGATAGCCCGATGACGATGCTTAATATTCCACTCACATAGCGTTTTCTGTGTAATACCTAACTTTTGGCATACTTCATCTGGGGTGAGTAAATCGTCGGGTTTCTCGCTCATGCTATACCTCTCTTTTTCATGGCATCGAGCAGGATGTCCTGCACTGTTCGTTTTGAGTTGCGCCGCTCCATCACCATTTCGTCCATAGTGTCGGCCGCAATAATGTGGTGAATAAATACCGGACGATTGTGTCCGGCCTGTATCTGCCTGGTGGGGCCGATACGTTCAATAATTTGCTGATACTGCTCCAGGTCCCACCAGTGTGAGAAAAATACCAGTATGTTTCCGCCGTCCTGCATGTTCAGACCGTGGCCCGCGCTGGCTGGGTGTGCAAAGAGAACAGGAATCTTTCCGGAATTCCAGTCGCGCAGTGTCTGTGGATCTTGGTCGAGGTGACGACCGCGAGGGAATGCTTTAAGCAAGCGTTCAAGATCGTGTTTCCAGTGATAAGCAACCAGCACAGGTGCGCCAGCTGCTTCGGTCAGTATGCTGTCCAGCGCCTGCAGTTTGGTGTCATGCAGTTCTGACCAACTTCCGGTGTCGTCTGTGTATACTGCGCCACTGGCGATTTGCAGACACTTCAGTGTCTTTGCCGCGGCGTTTGGTGCTTCGATGCCTTCGCCATTCAGCTCGAGGAACATTTCCTTTTCCATTTCACGATACTGCTGACGGGCCTTCGGCGGCATATCCACGCGGATTACGTTATGGATGGGGTCTTTGATATCGAACCAGTCGGCCGCATCCAGCGATAGGGTCACATCGGCTAACGCTCGCTGTATTTCACCCTGTGAGTGAGCAAACGGCTCCAGTTTGGTCCAGCTCTGCCCCGGAAACTGCATCGAGTTGAACCAGCGTGAGGTAAACGCGCCGTAAGTGCGTCCGAGACGTTGCCCCAGGTCCACAAACCACGCTTGTCCCCACAAATCTACCAGGCCGTTCGGTGCTGGCGTACCGGTGAGATTTATCCAGCGCCGGACATACTTATGCGCCACTTTGCCCAGCGCCGCCGCGCGCTTACCACCACCTCGCAGCCGGAAGGATTTTAGCCGGGTGCTTTCATCTGGAATGACAGTACCGAACGGCCATCGTTCTCCCAATTCCTCAACCAGCCAGACAAGGTTATCGTAGTTGATGGTGAACACGCTTGCGTTGCTGTTCGCCAGCGCTGCAGAGCGCGCTTTGGCGTTACCAACAATCGACTGCATCTCAATATTACGCAGATGCCCCCATTTAACAGCTTCATCAGGCCAGGTGCTTGCTGCAACGCGTAGCGGCGCGAGGACCAGCGCGGGGCGTGTTTCTGCTCCAGCCATGAAAAGATCTTCCAGCGTGGTGAGTGTCGCTACGGTTTTACCCATTCCCATACCTGCCCAGATGTTGCAGCGCATGATGTCGATTTCGTGGTTGATAATGAGATCTTGGTAGGGGCGAGGGATAAAGTTTTGAGGCATTATAATCTCGCAAATTTTTGCTAGTTAGAGGTCGCACCAGTTGGCCTGGCAATTTTTACTATTCACAGCGAAGGTAACCCACAGGGTTAAATGTAAGGATAAACAATAAAATGAGTGAATTTGGTGGTCAGCAACCCGCACCCCAACAAGTACTGGACTTAGGTGTTAGTACTGAGGGGGTTTTTAACGAAATAGAAATGGGGGTTCTTCAGAACGGGATCTCCTACCTTACGCAAAATGGGCTGGCCAGGATTTGCGGGGTGCATCGCAGTAATATCGCGGATATTTCTCGAGAGTGGGAAGAGAGCTTCCGCCACGGAGTTTTCGCTCGAGGGCGTATGGAGTTTATCAGCTCATATTTACAGCGTGAGCAATATAATGAGCCGACTCTTTATATCACAATCAACAAAGATGGGTCAGTCCATTATGCGTACCCAGAAGTAGTCTGTATGGCTATTCTGGAGTTCTACGCATTTGTATCTCAAAGTGCTGCAACTCCTACTGCGCTACAGTTTTTCCGCGAGCTATCCCGTGCGGGTATGCGTGGTTACATCTATACAGCGCTTGGCTACATACCTGATGACCCTTGGCGTCATTACCACTCTCGTGTGTCAATCATGCATGGGGCAAACTCGGTTCCTGCTGGACACTTCATTGTATTCAATGAAATTGCCGGTTTAATGGTAGACCTCATCCATGCTGGATTAGCAGTAAACCAGTACACTGTACCGGATATCAGTGTGGGCCAGCACTGGGCTCGCTACTGGTCTTCTTCCAACTACGATGCGACGATTGGCCCAAGACAACGCTGCCAGCACTATTACCCTGAAGAATTCAACCAATCCGCAAGTAATCCCCAAATGGTCTATGCATACCCTGATAATGCTTTAGCTGTATTCAGGCACTGGCTTCGTGCGGTTTATTTACCAACCAAATTCCCTAAATACCTTCTGAGTAAAGCAGGGCTATTGGCTGGCGGACAAACGGCGGCGTTGCAAATTATTGATAATTTTAATAATCGTGCATTACCTAACCCATAATATCAACAGATGAGGTCGTATCCTGTGCATTCCATAAACGAGCGGATGAATGTTGCGGCAGCTGGTGCGACTATCGCGTTGCCGTAGGCGCGCAGTCGTCCCACTCTGGAGGTAATCCCATGAGCCAACGGGAATGTGCCGGATTCAACTGGCCGCCAGCGACCATCCCGGCAGAGGAGCCAGTCAGCATCATCCCAGCAGCTGTTAATCGTATTGGGCCGCCGAGGGTCGTTCCCCGTTTGGTATGATTGGCCGCTGCGCCCTCGCCACGAACTTGGTTGTTGTCGACCGTCGTCACTGTCGGCCATCCCGCTAATCTGGATAGCCCCGCTAAGGTTTCTAGACCGCGTTTTGTCTCCGGCTGTGGGTTTGTGTTGCAGGTTGGGGTGTACCACCCCGCCAGGTGAGCAAAATCCCGCAGGGAGCTGTGTAGCGTGTTGCCGGACGGTCGACGATCTCCAGACATCTTCCTCAATGCTATTGAGGCGCTTTCGCCACCGCTGTGGTCGCTCGCCGCTGGCGTCGGCCACCCAATACGCTCTATCTCGGATATGCGGGGCACCGACGCCCGCAGCCGGAAACGGGACAAGCCCAAAGGCGTAGTCCACTGCTTCCACGTCAGTTTGTACAAGATCGAACCAGGCATTGACTCCCGCAACCTGTTCGCCAAATACCAGCTCAGGGCGTCGCTCGCTGATGAGGTGGAATAGTGCTGGCCATAGGTGCCGCTCGTCATCAAACCCAGCGCCTTTACCAGCCGAGCTGAAAGGCTGGCACGGGCAACTTCCTGTCCAGACCGGTTTGTTATCCGGCCATCCGGCCAGACGCAGAGCATAAGACCAGACGCCGATCCCGGCGAAGAAATGGCACTGTGTGAATCCGCGCAAGTCGTCTGGTGCGACATCTTCGATACTCCTTTCATCAACTTCACCCGGGGCGATATGACCCGCAGCAATAAGGTTACGCAGCCATTGTGCTGCGTTAGGGTCTATTTCGTTGTAATAGGCTCCCCGCACAATATCCCCTCCAGATTTTTGCTATCCAGCACCACTACGGTAAAGCCCAGCGCGCGCAGTCGTCCGTGTTCACGCAGTTGGCCGGCGCGTGGTGGCTTGCCGGGTGCTTTACATTCAACGAAAACGATACGACCACCGGGTAGCAGAACAATGCGATCTGGTACAGAGCGGTGACCGGGAGATACAAACTTAAAGGCCACCCCGCCAGCTTTTTTCACTTCAGCGACGAGGTGCTTTTCGATAAGGCTTTCACGTTCATAGGCCATCTGAATCCCACTCTTCAAAAAGCACATTCAATTCCAGTTTCTCTGCCAATGCGTTTTCTGCACGTGCGCCGGTAGAGTACTCCCACTCTTTGAGCATATAAATCGTATCGGCACAGCGAAGCATTGCGAGGCAGATGTCCATATACTGAGCCTGTGTCAAACCATCGGGTAAAGTTGCGGGGTTAAGCACAACATATCCCTTGTCCGTTAGCCTCTTTGCTGCGGAATGAAAGGCCGGGCGGTTAAATTGTTCGTAACCGCTCATAGGCCCGGCAACGTAAACGATCATTCTTCGACCGCCTTACGCTTTTCACGCATATTCTGCATCAGGCAAAAATCAGATCTGCGTTCACTCCATTCCTGATTCAGTTCGTGATGTGATTCGCGGTTGGCTTTTGCCCAGACCTTCGCTGCCCGGTCATATTCGCCGGATTGTTCAAGTCGCAAAGCCTCCCTTGCAGCCCTGTAATAAAGTGGATTGTCCCGGTATTTAAATGACATAGGAGTTAATCCTTACGGTAGTGGTACGCCTCAAAACCGCCAGCGTTCAGTGGGATATCGGGCGCCCATTCGGGGTTAGTGGAGAGAAGCGCGGAAAGCGCTTTATCGTTGAAATCTTCTGTGTCAGGTGCTTCGGTGATCACCTCGTCGTGTACCGTCAGCACAATGCTGTAACCGGCATCTTCGATAAGCGGCATGTTTCCGGCCAGAACGTCGCGGGCGGCCGCCTGGGTGACGTTCTCTACCAGCTTTCCGCCGTAGGTTTTGAGTCGTTGCCATTTACGCGAATAAGAGTTAACACCCATATAGGTGATATCCCCTTTTTCGATAACCGGAGACGGGTAGCATACAGCGCGTCCAGATGGCAGCTGTATGCGCAGCCACGCGCCATCACGTCGGATTTTAAGATAGCCGCAATACAATGTTTTTTGCGGTGTGGCGATTGCTGTGCGGACGGTGCACTCCAGTTCGTACCAGAAATCACAGGTCGCGGGATGCGCCCGGCGCCAGAGACGTTTAAGTGAGTCGCAGGCGATAAATACCCGTTCAGAAAGCCCGTAGGTCGATTTACGTTTAACCGATTCGTCGTACCAGCTTTTCGCCTCGCGGATAACATCGCGGGGAATGTTTGGCAGTGCGGCGTTCGCCAGCCCGTCGAGATCGAGACCGTAAACCAGAGCAAAAGTGATGAAAGCCGATACACCTCCTCCATAACCCAGACCGAGTTCCATGACTTTACCGATCTGACGCATGTGTTTATCAACATCATCTGGTGCAATATCGAAAGCTTTTGCATACGCCAGTTTATATAAGTCCGGACCCGTTCCGGCGTCGTACTCTCTGAATGCATTCAGTTTCCATTCTTCTCCCGCCAGCCATGCCAGCATACGGCCTTCAATGTTCGACAAGTCACTTACCACCAGCTTTTTGCCTGTTGGCGCGATAATGCAGCCACGTAACGCTGAACTGGTTAGTTCCATGATATTGTCAAACAGCAGGTCTGCACATCCGGCTTTCAGTGCTTCGATGCCTTCGTCTATTTGTTCCTGTTTTAGTGAAGGGCGGGGAAGGTTCTGGGGCTGGAATAGCCGTCCGGCCCAACGACCGGTACGTGACGCCCCGCAGAACTGTAGCGTACCGCGTAAGCGCCCGTCGTGGCTTACGCCTTTCATCAGTGCCTTGTATTTACTGGTGCTGGTAGTACTGGCCTGCAGGCGGATAGCCAGCAGTTCTTTCACGGCAGATGGTAAATCGGGGTCGGCAATACGACGTTCCAGAGTACTGCGTTGCATGTCTGGTAGCTCCACACCGTAGGATTCAACAATGTGCTTAATCAACGCGTCTCGTTGTGTGGCTGCCTGCACTTCGCCATCAGTCATTTCCTGTGTACGCTTTGCCAGGCGCTTTTGTTCCTGGTCTACCGCGTCGATCGCAGCGCGTGCGAGTTCCACGTCCATGCAGACGCCCCGGTCATTGATCTGCTGATCACGATGCCAGAGCGCCAGTTCTGTCCCCTGATAATTCCACTTCGGCAGACGTTTATAGACTTCGCGCATTGCCTCGATATCCAGTCCGGCGTAAGCAACAAAGCGCCGCCATTCTTCCGGGTGGGTTTTGCTGGTGGCCCGGCGCAGTTTGCTGTTTTTCGGGCGTGGCTTACAGAACAGCTGGATCAGCGCTTTACCTTCTTTGTCCTTCGCTTTGTCTTGCGGGACGCCTAGTACTTCGCAGAGTTCCCCCAGAGCCCCCGGGAGACCGTGCGCCAGCGCCTGCACCATCGTGTCGCGCCAACGTTCGACTGGCGGTGCCAGTCGCGGCATTGCATAACGCAGGACGGTGCGGTCGAAGTGAGAGTTATGAAAATAAAGCAGGGTTTCAGGGGCTGCGATTGCTTCGTATAAGCCGTGTGGAATACCACCACCGGCAGTGATATCCCATACGTTTACTGGCCCGTCGTTGATAGCCCATGCGAACAGCATCACTTCAACGCCTTCGGCATACGCATGGGTACCGTTCGTAATAGGGATTTCGCAATAGGTTTCCAGGTCGCCCCATAGTATATTGGACATGTGTTTACCTTGGTTTTTATTCTATTAACTGATTAAAAGATTAATTATGCATATGATCCAATACTTGATTGACCATACAGAGCATCTGGAGAAAATAGCTGGATATATTTTTTCATGTTTGATTGTTATGGGAGTCTGGATAAGAAAGATCATTTTTAATTATAAGTATAAAGAGCCTAAATATGTCAAGAAGTTAATTTTATATTTAGTTAAGTATGAACGTTATCTGGATAAGGAGGATAAGAGTGCCATAGAAAAAAGAATAAATGATAAAATTATTCGTGATGCGCTGAAATTGCAATCTTCTTATAACCGAAGTGATGTTATTTACATTTGCAATAGATTAGAAAAAAGACAGTATATAAATCAGGTGATTAAGCTTCAGAATTATATAGAGAAAGATAACGGAGTGTTTTTCATCAATGTTAATTTTTCAGGTTTTTTATTTATTATTAGTCGTCTGTTTTCCTTTCTGTGTTTTGTGCTGTTTATCCTTTTTTCTATTATCTGCATTATTTCCATAGGGCAAAATGAAGGCCTTTTAAATTATCTTGTGTATATGGTTATGACAATAGTTTTAGAGACTGTTGGTTTTTGGATGTATGATACTTTCCCGTCTAAGAAGAAGATCTGTGAACTAAATAAAGAATTGAGGAAGATTAAGATTCCTGAGTGATTATACGCCTAATCAGCAGCCCGGTATTTAACCGGGCGTCTATGAAGTAGGGTTAAATCAGTGCTTCAGCATCAGCACCTTCGCTGATATCGTCGAAATCGTCAGCGCTTGCCACTCCGCCGCCAGCGAATGCATCGCCGTCTCGCAGGAACTGGACTCCGCCGAGTGAGGCATTAATGCGTTTACCGAAATTATTGTCCTGTGCCCAGATATCGATAACGGCGTTTACATAGCACCCTGCATAGGGACGTCCATCAGCCTGAATAAGTGGCGAACGATCGCGATCAAGAACAGCTGGGCGCGCTTTGTTAGCAGCATTCAGGAAGAAATTGCCGGGGAAGCCTTCATACTCTGCTTTTTCATCACCATCATGCAGGCACAGATTGAGTTTTTTCTCCAGTTGGTTATAAATGGGCTCCCACTTCTCTCCCCATTTTTCCTTCGCTACCTGCTTCATAGCTTTACGGATTTCTTCCAGTTGTGGGTGTTTGGGTGACATTAAAAATACTGCGGAGAAACGTGGATCGCCTTCGCCGTTTACAGTTTTAGCTTCAAACAGAGACGGGAAGGCCAGACGAACATTGTTCAGCTTCAGTTTCATGGGTATTTCCTTAAATCAGATGAGGTCTGCGGTTAGCGTATCGTCGGATACGTCGTCGAAATCATTTACAGGGTTGATATTGAGTGCGGGGCGTGGGTCTGACTCGGGAACGATGGTGGGTTTACCATCAGCTCGTGTTATCAGTGCCTCGACTTTTGACCAACGGCGCGGACTGGCCTTTTTGATAAGTTTTTCGGCTTTTGTGGGGCTAATAAGTTTAAAGTCGAATACTTCTTCAGTTTTGTACCTGAACTGGTCCTTCAGAAGTGCGCGAGCTGCCTCTTCATCACTCCAGGCCCGGTTACCTTGTTTTCCTGTTACCAGTTTAAACCCCGGTACCGGATGTCCGGCATTGAGTTCATTGTGAACCCGGTCTCGTACTGCCTTTAGCCAGGATTCAATAAAGTCGGCCTGGCTATAGATCTCCGCAAGCTGCTCAATGGTTAACAGAGGTACACGTGCGCTGGCATTGGAGATTATTTCGCTGACAGGCTTTGTCAGATCTTCAAAATCGCTGGCCGCTGTTTGTAAATGCTGCATTTTCTGGGCAGTGCAAATAGCTTTTGCTTTACAGAAGCGGCACTGTTTTTCTCCAGGTATGAAGTTTTCCAGCGGTAGTGTCTCAATGCCTTCGCATTCAGCAATATTGAGAACAAGGATCGCACTGGTTGCGGCCTCCAGTGCCCGTTCACCGAAAGACTGAAGTTCCTGTACGGTTAACGACCATTCTGAAACGTGGTTGAGCCTTGGCTGGTGAATAAATAATCTTACAGTCTCAAAGTCATACAGCATGCTGAATTGTTCGAGCGCACCCAGAGCATACAGTTGTAGTTGCTCATTTTGTTCTGCATCAATGCGGACGCCTTTGCCATATTTCAGGTCGTGGATTTGTAATTCGCTACCAGCAATGATTATGCCGTCGGCAGTTCCGAAAGATTCTTCCACACCCGTTATATGTGAGAAATCAACACGTTGTTCAACCAATAGTTCATTATTCTGTGCAAGAGTCCAGACCGTATCAACATACCGGCCAACGGCTTCGACCATTTCATCATCCACCTGTGGGCCAGATGTATCATTAGGATTTTCGCGAAGGGGGTATGAGCCGAGAAACATAGAAACATTGCATCCGGCGTAGTGTTCCGGGTAGCTTTGCCTGTTTCGTAGAACTTTTTCAGCAAGCGCGTGCGCTGCAGTGCCCTCGATTGCAAAAGTTGTTTCTTTATCCGGTTGTGTGGCCTCCAGCGCCAGACTTCCTGGGCAGCGCATCCATCGATGCGCTGATGATGGAGAAAGTTGTGCATGAACGTCTGGCATGATTAACCCTCCAGTGCTTTTTCAGCCAGGGTGATTACTTCAGCGAGATTTTCATCCGTTACTTCACCAAGTTTCCTGGCTCCCTGTTTTTCCAGAATTGCAATAGCTTCTGCCCGGTAACCCCCTTTTGCTAACTGGAGGATCAACCCTTCAGCTTGTTTGCGTAGTGCCGCGAAATCAATTGTATGGTCATCTTTGGCGTCATGATTCTGGCTGGAATTTGCTGCGTCTCTGCGTGCAAATTCTTCTTGCAGCTGAAGGTACTCAACACGGTTGATCTCGATATGGCCTTTTTTCAGCATCTCGTTCAACTTGCGTAAGGTGTGGAGTTCACTGGCTGCTGTGCCGGATACATTTTTGACGTAAAACGGCCCCGTGCGTTCTCCATCTTTGTTACTGGCCTTTTTCGGCTTAACTTCATCACGCCCATCCGCAGGTGCATCAAGTAGCTGCTCGGCAAAAACACGTCGCTCGCCGATGGTTGGCAGGTCGTCCCAGAACTTAAGGATGTTACGGGACAGGTCCAGGAGAGCAGGTTTAAGCAGCGCCCTGGCTCGTTTGACGCCCTGCAATGCGCTGTCGAGAGCATCAATCTGAACTACTCGTTTATCGCCTTCAGCATCACGGTAGGCAACAGCACGTTGCAGCATGTCTTCTGTGATAGGGGTGGCTACCGGGTAGAAACCAGCCAGTGCGATAACGTCGCTGAACTCCAGATCATCCAGTGTCATTGCCGCTGACATATTTTCAGTTTCAGTTGCTGTATCCCGACATTCCTGCACTCGTGAAATCGTGTCAGGATGCATAACAATGCCTGATGCCATTGTGCGGATAAGACGTTCAAGCAGCGCATTATGTTGTGCCAGAAGTTGATTATTAAGTTCGAGACTGGTTTCTAAACTCATACTGTGGTCCTCGCTACAAGGAGAATGAAAGTGATGATCAGACCGAGCGCAGTGGCAACGGCCAGACCGGTCATCAAATCGAAGTTTTTACGGCGATAACGGAGAACATCGCGCCCCGTCAGTCGATGGAGGTATTCAGGTTTCATCGGTTGTATTCCTTTTTTCATATCGGGGAGCACGCTGTTGCGAGTGCGCTTTCAGACATAAAAAAGCCCGTCACTTGAGGCGGGCAAAGGCTACACACAGCAATTACTTGGATGTCAGCGAATGCCTGCTTTTAACCACGTCAGACGAGATGGCTCTCTCTGTACCCCTACAGCGAGAATTCGGCTAATATCTCTTTACCCCTATAGTTTTAGAGAGAATTAAGATGTCTGAAGAAAAAGGACTTGTACGGCGTATAACTGAGGCGGCCACTAGTGCTGGTGGTGCTTTGAAAGGTGCTGTTGATTTAGCAAAAGAAGTTAATGCGTTGCAGGTGGATTACAATGTTAAAAGTAAAACTATCGATCTACTTGATAAACTAATTGATGCGCGTACTGGACAATTCGCACTAACGGAGCTTTTGAACGAAGCTAAACAGCGCATTGTTGAACTCGAATCCCTTCTGGAAAAGAAACAGGATTGGGATAGTGAGAAAATGAACTATGAAATGTACCACCCGATTACCAATACGGTGGTCTATGTACTGAAGCCTACTGACGATCCTGAGTTCAAGCCTCATTATCTTTGTACTACATGCTATGAGTCGGGTATGAAGTCTATACTTCAATACCATACTTCTAATGCCGCTTATAAAATTCTCAAGTGTCATAAATGCTCCGCTGAATATAAATTTCCCCGAAATATAGAAGTCAGTGGCAAAACTCCTGCACCGTTACAACCTGCCAGATGATTAGCAGTTCTCTTTGGTGGTGGTGTAGTGGTAGATGCTGAACTTCGGATTGACTCAATGGACTGATCTTCACCCCACCCCAAAAGGAACTAAGCGCCCCATCGTCGGGGCGTTTCAACTTGCGTGACTTATCAGTTTGTCGCGGTGTTGTCCTCTACGCTTACCGTACGCATACGGACTCGGCGCTTACCTCGATCCCATCGGGTGCTATTTCGTTTTGCCAGGAGTACTGCGGCTTACCTGTCACGCGGTTCAGTTTGTTAAAGAGCCAGTATTAAAAAACGCATTAATTATGCGATATCGTATTTATATGCGTTATGGGATTTTGTGTCAATACGAAAATGAATTATTTTGCAAATAAGAAAACCGCCCTTGTGGAGAGCGGTTTGATCAGAAGTAAGTTATCAGACTGTAAAGGTTAGTACATACGTAGCGCGGATTTGGCGATCCCCGCCACGTAATGGATTTTTTCAATGTTTTCGCGTGGTACTCTGACTGGTGGATGATCTTCATTTACAGACATTAGATGGAACAGGCCATCGCGTTCGAACAAGAAGGTTTTAACCATGACCTCACCTTCCCGGGTAACCACAAGTACTTCATCACCAGGAGTGTAGTCGTGGTTGGGTTCGACGATTACGAACTCCCCCTCTTTGATTCTAGGCATCATTGAATCACCAACACATTTCAGGGCGTATGCATCTTCATCCTTTGTCGGCCAGTATATGAAACCATCACTGCTACCTACTGAATATTGGGTGTCGCTCCAAAGTCCTCCAACGCCTAGCTGAGTGTTTCCCAAAACAGGTACTTTATTAAACCTAAGAGAAATATACGTTTTTATACCTGTCGCGTCCTCTTTCTCCATTTCTTGAAGGCTCCTTTCTGCCAAGTCTATTGGTGACACGTGGAAGTAGTCGGCGATCTGCTTTAACGTTGCGTATTTCGGATCTTTCACCTCTCCTGATACCAGCCTGTGTAGCGTTGGTTGGTTCAGCTGTAACCGACGTGCCAGCTCAGTTATCGAGCTTATCTTGGCTTTGTCCATCAGGTACTTGATGTTTTGAGAAAGGATATCGGTAGTATCAATCATTTGGATTCATCCATGTTGTATACAGGGACGGTGATTATGCGTTATCGGATATTTTAATCTAGGATGACATAGAATTGCTGTATTGCTGAGTAATCCGTTTTCGTATAAATTTGCGCTATAGACGAAAGTGGAGACTTAAATATGTCCGGACTAACACCACAAGAGATGGTCAAAAGCTTGATTGATTCAGGGTATACCCAAAACCAAATTGCCGAAATTGCAGGCGTGAAGCAGTCTTCTATTAGTCGGCTTCTTACCGGGGTTCATTCTGACCCTCGCTTTTCTACAGTACGTGCGATAGAAAAACTTTTTCAGGAAGTGACAGCTAGACAAAAGGTGTAACCCATGTCCGATAGCAAACCATGGGGAGCTACGCCTGATGAGTGGTTTCATTTCGACCTGGTATTGGGGCGGACTGCTCATCTTCTCCCAGTTGTATGTAACCCCAGTGCGACCATATCCCCTGATAGTAAATTGAAAGCGTTGGGTAAGACGCCGAGTCGCTATAACCGGGACCGCCAGGTCACAGGTATTGCTCAATGGACCGGGCATGTTGTTACTGAGCATGATTTTGCCCGCTGGTCGAATGAACCGGATTATGGCATCTGCGTGCGTACAGGCCATGGCTGGCTGGCGCTGGACTGCGATAGCGAAGATGAAGACATTCAGGCAGATATTCGCAAAACACTTGTGCAACTTCTGGGTGAGTCGCCGCCGCGACGCTGGCGAGCAAACAGTAATAAGTGTCTGTATCTGCTGGCCGTTGATGGTGATTTCCGTAAGCGTATCCATCGCCTGGCGGGGGATATGGGCATTATCGAGTTGCTGGCGAACGGGCAGCAGTTCGTTGCCTGTGGTACGCACAGCAGCGGCGCGCGTATTGAATGGGACGGTGGTTTGCCGGATGAACCTCCGGCTATTACAGGTGAGCAGCTTGAAACGCTGTGGCAGCGCCTGGCTGAACAACTCCCTGTGTCGGTAACCACCGAAGCGGGCAACACGAAGATGCGCGACCGTTCAGCATTCACGCCCGGCGCGACGGATGATACAGCTGAATATCTTGATGCCAATGGCTGGACGCTGCTGGATGGCGCAAACGGTGAACGATATATCCGCTGTCCGTTTGAAGACGGCCACAGTAGCGGAGGCGATCCAACAAGCACAGTTTATTTTCCTGCGGGAACCGCAGGCTTTGAGCAGGGGCATTTTAAATGCCTGCATGCCAGTTGCGCGCATCGTGATGACGGAGATTTCCTGAATGCCATCGGGATCCGCAACGACGATTTCGAAGATCTGACCAGCATCGAAGTGGCGGAACCTTTACCGCTGCCTGCTTTCGAGCGTGATAAATGGGGGCGTATCGAGGCAACCATCAGCAATGCAGCCAAAGCAGTAGTACGCTCTGATTTTGTGGACATCGATATTCGCTTTGACCAGTTCCGCGACGAAATCATGTTTGCCCCGGCAGGATCCGGACAATGGCGGGCATTCACCGATGCGGATTATGCGCGCCTGCGCATCACGATGGAAAAGCGGGGATTTAAACCTGTTGGCCGTGAACTTATTCGCGATGTGGTGTTACTTGCAGCCGATGAACAACCATTCGATTCAGCGATCACCTGGCTGAACGGACTGGAGTGGGATGGCGTGCCGCGCATCGAATGTTTCTACCATACGCACTTCGGTACCGCCGACACGCCTTATACCCGTGCGGTGTCTATGTACATGTGGACCGCGTTGGCGGGGCGAGTACTGGAGCCAGGCATCAAAGCGGATATGGTGCCGATCCTCGTTGGTCCGCAGGGCTGCGGTAAGTCTTCCGGAGTGGAGGCACTGAGCCCTGATCCTGCGTTTTTTACTGAAATCTCTTTTGCCGAAAAAGACGATGATCTCGCTCGAAAAATGCGTGGTCGGCTGGTGGCAGAGATTGGTGAACTGCGCGGGCTTAATACCAAAGAGCTGGAGTCAATCAAAGCGTTTGTGACGCGTACTCACGAAAACTGGATCCCGAAATACCGGGAGTTCGCCACCCAGTTTCCTCGTCGCCTGGTGTTCGTTGGTACCACTAATGAGGACGAATTCCTTGCGGACAAGACTGGTAACCGTCGCTGGCTCCCCGTGGAAGTGTCGAAAGTCGACGTGAAAGCGATAAAAAGAGATCTCCTTTTACTTTGGGCTGAGGCTCGTGAGGTGTTTCAGCGTCTGGGGGGTATCCAGTTCCGTGAGGCTGAACAACTGGCAGCGAGTGTCCATGAACAGTACACCATCAAGGATGCTTGGCTTGAAACGGTAGAGAAATGGCTCGACACGCCCGACCTGATGACTAATGAACTTCCGCGAAATTGCGAATTTTTACGCGCAAGTGATGTTTTGCGTGATGCGATTGGGCTAAATCCTGACCGCATCGGAAAACGCGAAGAAATGCGAATTAGTAATGTTTTGCAAAATTGCGGGTATAAGCGTGCCCAAAGGCGAATTGGGGGGAAAAAATGCAAGGTTTGGGAACCGCTGGAACCACGCGGAACCACCTAGAAGAGAAGGTGGTTCCACCTTGCAGACCTTGTGGCAAGCGGGGCGGAACTACTGGAACCACTGGAACCGCCTTTCTACTAGAAACCCCATATATATATATAAGTCGATTGAGGGAAAGGTTAGGAAAAGGTGGTTCCAGGTGGGGGCAGGTGGTTCCACTCCGAATTAGCAACTTTTTGCATGTTGATACATGCAATATGCGGATCGGAACTGCGTTATCCACACCCACGGATAAACAGACGTAGTTCTCAGAAAAATTTTTCGTAGCAAAACGTAGAGGTCAGAGCTATGCGTAATATTCAACAGGTTTTAGAGCGCTGGGGTGGCTGGGCAGCGAGTGAAGGTGGTAGCGTCTACTTTCCTCCTGTTGCAGCCGGGTTTAAGAATCTGCTACCCGCGACGCAGTCTGGAAGGCTGAAATGCAGTGACAATGACGGTCTTATCATCAACTCCGCTATGAGCTGCCTGAAGAAAAAAGATCCGTATCTGTGCACGCTCCTTGAGTGGCATTACGTCCAGGCCATGCCCGTGCGGGCGATGGGTGAGAAGCTCGGCGTATCTCACACCCACGTTCTGAAGAGGCTTCAGGCGGCAGAGGGATTTATTGACGGTTGCTTAGCCATGCTGGATGTGGTGCTCGAAATGGATCAGTCGGTTCAGTCAAAGCCTCAGGCTATCAGGACTTTGCGTAGGAGCTGCTCGGCGGCATAATATCCAGCAATCAATCACGTAAGGGAACCAGATGGCTCTGATCAGCGTTCGCAACAGATTTGAAAGCTTCATGGAACAGAGGTACCCAGACCTGTCGTTGCAGGTCAAAGGTAATATTGGCGCATCAATGAAGGCTCAACTTGGCATCAGGATTGAACGAGAATTGTACAGTGAAGATGTTACTTACTGTGATTCAGCAGTTCAGTTGATGTGGACACTCTTTCAGGCAGGTGTTCTGGCCGAACGAAGAGCTACCAGCGTTACGCTTCCTGCGCTGAAGGCAAAGCCGGATAGCTTCTACGATGCGGGTTATAACGAAGGTATTCAGGACTGTCGTAAACATCTGACGGCATCAGGCATCAAGGTAAGATAAAAAATAGTTGTGGAATTCCAAAAAGCCGATTAGCCTGATATCTGTTGAAAACAGTTCATCACGAAGAGGCTTCCGCAAGGGGGCCTTTTTTATTGCCCCATTCTGGGGAAAAGTTAATAAAACAGGGCTTTCGCTGCGAAAAAACGCTATGCAGTTTTTGCCCTTTTTTATGCACCTTTTATTCACTCGAATTTCGTCATTCTGGACCACTTAAGTTGATTAAATAGGCCTTTCATCGCAAATCTATTGCGAGCGGGGATCGTGTGGTTCCTATAACGTACATTATGTTAAATAACATCCTTTTTTAACAAATTTAACAAGGTTCGCTATGGCGAACTTTTTTTGTATTCAGGGCCCACCGAAGGACGGTTCATACCCCAATCCTACGGGCGTATACGCAGGGCCCGCCTTTCAACAACACCCCGTAATGGCGGAGGTGGGAAGTATGAAAATGCACAATGCTCCTCATTCCTGGCCTGACTTACTGGAACTCTTACAAAGTTGGTGGCGTGGAGATACGCCGTTGGGCGCAGTGGTTATGTCAATTGTTATGGCTGGCTTGCGCATTGCCTATTTTGGCGGTGGTGGCGGCTGGAAACGAAAAACGCTTGAGATTTTGCTCTGTGGTGCTCTGACGCTGACCTTTGCATCCGCTCTTGAGTATGTTGGATGGCCTAAATCGCTTTCTGTTGCCATTGGTGGTGGTGTTGGGCTGATCGGTGTGGATGCTATTCGTGGGGCTGCAATGCGAGTAATCGGTAACAAGTTTGGTGGCTCTAAGGAGTAATTCATGCAGACACTAAATTCCCAACGTAAAGCTTTCCTGGATATGGTGGCATGGTCAGAAGGAACGGATAACGGGCGACAACCGACACGTAATCACGGTTATGACGTTATCGTCGGAGGTGAGTTGTTCACTGATTACTCCGATCACCCTCGCAAACTTGTCACGCTAAACCCGAAGCTTAAATCAACAGCCGCAGGACGGTATCAGCTTCTTTCACGCTGGTGGGATGCCTACTGTAAGCAGCTTGGCCTGAAAGATTTTTCGCCAGAAAGTCAGGACGCTGTGGCGCTGCAGCAGATTAAAGAGCGTGGCGCTTTACCGATGATTGACCGTGGCGATATTCGTCAGGCAATCGACTGTTGCAGCAATATCTGGGCGTCGTTACCTGGTGCAGGTTACGGTCAGTATGAACATAAAATCGGTGACCTGATTTCCAGGTTTAAAGATGCTGGTGGGGTGGTAAATGAAGCTGACTTATAAGATTGTCATCGCGGCATTTTTCTTCTCTGCCTTTGGGGCGCTCGTCTGGTCTGCAAACCATTACCACAGCAAGTATCAGGCAGAAAAGTTGCGGGCTGATAAAGCGGAAGGTGAAGCTGAATATCAAGGGAAAGTGATAGCTAATCAGGCATTAAACTTCAATCGTTTTAACCAGATAGCAGAAAACGCAAGCCGATTAAATTCTCTGGTCGACATCGGTCACGAGAAGACAGTCATCAAATACCGTGAGGTTCTGCTCCGTGAAAAGAACTGTGATTTCCCTGTTCCTGTTGATATTGCTGTCGGGTTGCTCAACTACGCGAACCGTTTACGCGCCAGCGCATTGCACGCCGATTCCGGGGACATTGACTCAGCCGGTGATCGTGCCACTACCACCAGAACGTTGACATATTGCCAGGCTGTTCTGTGGATTAACCCACTGTTGGCGGCCATCGAGAAGGCGAATAACCAGTTGGCTGGTGTCCGACAAATAGAACAGTCCCGGTAATAGCATTACAGAAGCTCTTCCAGGAGGGGCTTCGATAATGACCTGATAACTGGAAAATAAAATGACTAAGAAGCTGAAAGCAAAACACGAGGTGTTTTGTCGCGAGTTTCTTGTCGATCTGAATGCTACACAAGCAGCTATTCGCGCAGGCTACGTCTCCAGGCGAGCACATGTTACGGGGGCTGAACTATACGGTAAACCTGAGATACGCGCCCGTATTAACGAGCTAAAGCAGGAGCGTATTGATCAACTGGGCATTGATGCGAATTATGTGCTGATGCGACTGGTTGAGATCGACAGGCTCGATGTGGCTGACATCCTGGAGGACGATTTAAGTATTAAGCCTCTGTCTGCGTGGCCGGAATCGTGGCGTCGGTACCTGAGTGGATTTAACCTCGCTGAAATGTTTGAGGGGCGAGGAGATGACAGAGAAATGGTCGGGATCCTTAAAAAGATTAAGTGGCCTGATAAGGTTAAAAACCTTGAGTTGCTTGGGCGTCATGTTTCTGTTCAGGCGTTTAAAGACAACGTCAAAAATGAAGTGACTGGCGCTGATGGAGGACCCGTCAGAACAGAAATTACCAACTTAACGCCGGAGCAGGCTGCAGAGGCGTATAGAAAAATGATGGGCTAAGTATGCCGTTACCATTCCCCTTCGATTTTAAACATCCTGATTACCAGATGGTTTTTGAATGGCGGATGGAACGCCTACAGCGCATTCGCCAGAATCCTGAAATATTGCCCGTATTGAAGCAGTTTTACCGAACCAATCCGGCTCAGTTCATCATCGACTGGGGCATGACAACGGACCCGCGTAATATTGATTATGGCCTGCCGGTGAACATTCCGTTTTTACTCTTCCCTAAGCAGGAGGAGTGGATCCACTGGATTATGGAACGCTGGGGCAATCGGGAGAATGGTATTACCGAAAAATCCCGTGAAATGGGGCTCAGTTGGACCGCGATCGGACTGGCCTGCTCGCTTTGTCTCTTCAACAAAGAAATGGTTATCGGTTTCGGCTCCCGTAAAGAGGAATACGTCGACAGCACTGGTGACCCGAAAGCATTGTTCTGGAAGGCACGCAAGTTCGTGGAAACGCTACCTGTAGAGTTTCGCGGTTCGTGGAGTGAGAAGAAGCACGCGCCATATATGCGTGTTGAGTTTCCTGAAACTGGTGCCGTTATCAAAGGCGAGGCTGGCGATAATATTGGTCGTGGTGACCGTACCACGCTTTATCTGGTTGATGAGGCTGCATTCCTTCAGCGTCCTCTGCTGATTGATGCGGCGTTGTCACAAACGACGCGTTGCCGTATNTGACTCACAATGGGCGGCAATTTGTTCCATTGCCCCAAAGATTGGCTGTACGCCAGAGACTCTGCGTGTGTGGGTTCGTCAGCATGAGCGGGATACCGGGAGTGGTGATGGTGGATTCACCACCGCTGAACGTCAGCGTCTGAAAGAGCTGGAACGTGAAAATCGTGAACTGCGCCGCAGTAACGATATCCTTCGCCAGGCTTCCGCTTATTTTGCGAAGGCGGAGTTCGACCGCCTCTGGAAAAAATAATGCCACTGCTGGATAAGCTGCGTGAGCAGTACGGGGTCGGACCGGTATGCAGTGAACTGCATATTGCCCCGTCAACGTATTACCACTGTCAGCAACAGCGACATCATCCTGATAAACGCAGTGCCCGTGCGCAGCGCGATGACTGGCTGAAGAGAGAGATACAGCGCGTATACGATGAAAATCATCAGGTGTACGGTGTGCGTAAAGTCTGGCGCCAGTTGTTACGCGAAGGTATCAGGGTGGCCAGATGTACAGTGGCGCGCCTCATGGCGGTTATGGGACTTGCCGGTGTTCTCCGGGGTAAAAAGGTCCGTACTACCGTCAGCCGGAAAGCCGTTTCCGCAGGCGACCGCGTAAACCGTCAGTTCGTGGCAGAACGTCCTGACCAGCTGTGGGTGGCTGATTTTACTTACGTCAGCACATGGCAGGGCTTCGTCTATGTGGCGTTCATCATTGATGTGTTTGCCGGATGCATCGTGGGGTGGCGAGTCTCATCGTCTATGGAAACGACATTCGTGCTGGATGCACTGGAGCAGGCGTTGTGGGCCCGTCGGCCGTCCGGCACAGTCCATCACAGTGATAAAGGTTCTCAGTATGTATCACTGGCCTATACGGAGCGACTAAAAGAAGCAAAACTGCTGGCATCAACAGGGAGTACAGGTGACTCGTATGACAACGCGATGGCGGAGAGCATCAATGGTCTTTACAAAGCGGAGGTAATACACCGTAAGAGCTGGAAAAACCGTGCAGAAGTGGAACTGGCCACACTCACGTGGGTGGACTGGTATAACAATCGACGATTGCTGGGAAGGCTGGGTCATATCCCTCCGGCAGAAGCAGAAAAAGCTTATTATGCTTCCATCAGAAACGATGATCTGGCAGCCTGAGTTCACAGATAAAACACTCTCCAGGAAAACCGGGGCGGTTCAGAATGTGCTGTGGAACTGGATCCTGTTCCGTAAATTTTCCTCTCCGGAGGAAGTCGAAAATGTGGCCGCGCAGTTACTGGAGTTTGCGTAATGGTGGATTTACGTAAAGCGGCGCGGGGGCAGATGTGCACCGTCAGAATTCCTGGCTACTGCAATCACAATCCCGAAACTTCTGTGCTGGCGCATTACAGGCTGGCGGGGACGTGCGGAACAGCGACAAAACCACACGATATGCAGGCAGCGATTGCCTGTAGCTCATGCCACGATTTAATCGACGGGCGGGTAAAAAACAGCGATTACACCAAAGAAGAATTACGCCTGATGCATGCAGAAGGTGTTTTTCGCACACAAGAAATCTGGAGAAAGGAAGGTTATTTATGATTTACCCAACAAATACAGGCAAAAGCGGGGAACACCTTCGTCTCTCCACGCTGGAAAGTGTCTGGATTCAGGGAAAACTGCGCATGTGGGGGCGCTGGTCGTATATTGGCGGCGGTAAGACGGGAAATATGTTCAACCAGTTGCTGACCTCTAAAAAGCTGACAAAAACGGCAATTAACGAGGCGCTCCGGAGGATGAAAAAAGCAGGTCTGGACAAACCTGAACTTGAGGCTTTTTTGCGGGATATGATCAACGGCAAGCAAAAAAGCTGGCTGGTGCATTGTACTGATGCAGAGGCGTTATGCATTGATCGGGTGATTAGTGAAGTGCTGGCAGAACACCCAGGATTGATTTGTATCCTCCGGCAAAGATATGAAGGGCGGGGGATGAGTAAGCGCAAAATGGCTGAATTGCTAAATGATGCACACCCTGAGTGGTGTTTTCGGACGTGCTGCAGTCGGGTAGATGTATGGCTAAATCTTGCTGAATATATGCTCTATCTGCCGATGCGTGATGCATTCTCTTCCGGGTATTTAAAAACTGTCTGTTGACTCAATCTGTTATCCGGGGCTATATTCCTCACGCGCCAGCAAAATCTGGCGTCGGGATTAGGAACCCCGGATAGAGACCGCGACAGACACACGCCGCGAGCGTGTTTTTTATTGTCGTATGCACGCGCACATCTGAATTATGGTGGGGCGTATGGGGGAGCTGAAAAGCTCGCCGGTTGGTTTCCCGGTAGTTCCTAACCCTGTACGTCTCACCACCCGATGATTAGGAACCTGACGGTGGTGATGGTTTAGAAACCACCAGAGGGCGTCATTATGACAACTCAAATTTCTGTTGAAACTCTCTCCCCGATCACCCATAACCAGATTCCTGTTATTACCACCGAACTTTTGGCGCAGTTGTACGGTGCTGAAGTTAAGAACATTCAAAATAACTACGCCAGAAATGCTGAGCGCTTTATTGAAGGAAAGCATTTTTTCAAAGTGGCTGGCGATGCCCTGAAAAATTTGCGGGTAGCTTTAAACTACTCACAAAATTTGCAACCATCTTTAAGAGGGTTACAAATTTCCCCGAAAGCCCGCTCCCTCATCCTCTGGACAGAACGCGGAGCAGCCCGTCATGCCAAAATGCTCGAAACCGATCAGGCGTGGGATGTGTTCGAAAAGCTGGAAGACTGCTATTTCAGACAAAAGGATCCGTCAGCGCCAGTTTCATGCCAGAAAAGTTACGACACGCGAGTTCTCTGTTATCAGCGAGGCGGTGTCACTGTTTCCACAATTCAGTTACGGGATGATGATATTGTTATTTCCCTTGAGTCATGGCTGGAACTGGCGAGAGCCAATGGTTGGTTTGTTGTTCGCAGAGATAAACTGGTGGAAAGGTTGATGCAGCTTTAAAAAAGTTCTTGCATTTTTGCACATAAACTGCTTCAATTCCGGTACGCTTCGCAAAGCTGTATCGCGAGGCGAATCAAGCGCATGAACTTTACCAGAACCCGCCATTGAGCGGGTTTTGTTGTTTCTGACGGATAGAAAAATGAAATAGCTAAATAAAAAGAATGCATTGGATGCCATATATTGGCAACGTGACGACAGCGTTAATCTGGTCGGGCTCCCATGGCGACGTAGTGAGGGAGAGGAAGCGTAAAGCATCACTGAGTTACGGTTGGCACCCGGTTTAACGCGTAAGTGGCCTGATAAAGAGATAGTGCGCCGCGGCACTCACAGCGGCAACGATTAACTGACCTCGGCATTTGCCGAGGTTTTTTATTTAAGGCCGCAGACAGGCCCATTTAGTGCAACGCCTTTCCCCGTTTCCGCTCCTGGAATATTCGGGGATTTTTTATTCCCTCAATTTGCACCCGCGATATGTGCGAGGTGAGAGATGATGAAATGCCTCATAACCCAAATACCTGGCCGGACTGGCTGGAGTTGTTTCAGAGCTGGTGGCGTGGAGACACACCGCTGGGTGCAGTGATTATGTCGATCGTTATGGCTGGTTTGCGCATCGCCTATTTTGGCGGTGGTGGGGGCTGGAAACGAAAAACGCTTGAGATTTTGCTCTGTGGTGCCCTGACGCTGACCTTTGCATCCGCGCTTGAGTATGTCGGATGGCCTAAATCACTTTCTGTTGCCATTGGTGGTGGGGTGGGGCTGATTGGTGTTGATGCTATTCGTGGTGCGGCAATGAGGGTCATCGGTAACAAGTTCGGTGCCCATAAGGAGTAATTAATGCAGACACTTAATTCCCAGCGTAAAGCTTTCCTTGATATGGTGGCATGGTCAGAAGGAACGGATAACGGGCGACAACCGACACGTAACCACGGTTATGATGTTATTGTTGGTGGCGAACTGTTCACTGATTACTCCGATCACCCTCGCAAACTTGTCACACTAAATCCGACACTCAAATCAACAGCCGCCGGACGTTACCAGCTTCTTTCACGCTGGTGGGATGCCTACCGCAAGCAACTTGGTCTGAAAGATTTTTCTCCAGAAAGCCAGGATGCTGTAGCGCTGCAGCAGATTAAAGAGCGTGGCGCTTTACCGATGATTGACCGCGGCGATATTCGTCAGGCAATCGACCGGTGCAGCAATATCTGGGCGTCGTTACCTGGTGCAGGTTACGGTCAGTATGAACATAGAATCGGTGACCTGATTTCCCGATTTAAAGAAGCTGGTGGGGTGGTAAATGAAGCTGAGATATAAGCTGGTTATTGTTGCCTTCTTTGTTACCGTCATCGGTTCTTTTATCTGGTCTGCCGGGCATTACTACAGCAAATATCAACACGAAAAGGAGCGTGCTGATGAGGCTGTACGAAATGCTGAATCTGCAACAGCCATTACCAGTAACGTCCTGCAATCACTGCAAATCATCAATACAGTTATAGAGGCTAACCAGCATGCAAAACAGCAGATCGCACTGGAGTCACAGAGAACCCAGGAAGATATCAAAGTGGCTGTTGCGGATGATGATTGTGCTGTTCGTATCGTTCCTTCTGGCGCAGTTAAGCGGTTGCACGAATACGCGAACGGTATACGTGTCGGTGCCGGTCGTTCCGTTACCAGCCAGTCTGACGGATGAAACACCCCAGCCAGATTTACCCGACCCGTTTACGTGGGGAGCCAGCATTAACCTGAATGTTGCGTTGTTGTCAGCGTTAGCACAGTGCAACAGGGATAAGGCTGATATCAGGACTTTTGAGAAAAATAGGGCAGCACAAACTAATGGCACGATTAAACGTTGAAGTTATCCCACCAGACAGCGAAACGATGAACGGGATTTTTGCAGAGATTGAACGTAAATATGCGCATCAGCCGATGACGCCAAAAGTTATCGATGAAATGCAACGCGAAGCGGCGCGCCTTGTACGGCGAGCGACAAACACGAAGGTTACGTTCGTTCGGGACTGACATTACAGAAGCTCCTTTGATAAGGAGCTTCGATAATGTCACTAAGAGGAAAAATTCATGGCAAAACCGGACTGGGAGGCCATCGAATCGGTGCCCCGGGCCAGATTGCTCTCTCCGTTAAATCAGAACTCAAAATCCTATCCGTGGAAAATATTTGCATCCAAATCATCTATGAGATTAGACCTAACTGATTCATAATTTTTCCCATATGCGGCCCCTTTACCTGAATGGGTTACATGCCCAATAGGACCGTACAGAAGTATAGAGATTGTGAATGATATTTCATCAGAAATGCCGCCTATCTTTTGAAACCAAAGTTCCGGGTTACGATTCCGGTCGGTTACAACGTCAAATACAAGCGCGATAAGATCTGGGAGATAGTACATGTTAAATCCGCCTTTTGGGGTCAACTCGAGATTCAACAGGGCTTTGATGGAGGGATAATTGCTTACATCATCCTGAATGCCATTCTTAAGAGTTGTAAACACAAAGTTCAGCATTTCAGCAACTTTATCTTTGTTTGGTTCTACTCCATTTCTGAAGGACCGCTCTCCAGATTCATATTTTTCAACACAAAAATCTAATAAATTCATTATCATTCCCCGAGGTAACTAAATGGCGCTCACCGACAAACAAGAGATGTTCTGTCGCGAGTACCTCATCGATTTAAACGCCACGCAAGCGGCTATTCGGGCGGGGTACAGCGCTAAGACAGCTAACCGTACCGCATCCGAAAACCTGTCAAAACCTGACATCAAGTTAAGAATCGCCGAACTGAAAGCGCAACGCAATGATCTTGTTGGTATTAATGCAGAATATGTACTTAATCGCCTTATTGAAATCGACCAGATGGATGTGCTTGACATTCTCCTGCAAAACGGTGAGCTAAAACCCATTAAAGACTGGCCTAAGGTATGGCGCACAACGCTATCAGGAATGGATGTCGTGGAGATGGTATCCGCAGATAGCGCCGCACTTCTGAAGAAAATCAAATGGCCTGATAAGGTTAAAAACCTTGAGTTGCTTGGGCGCCATGTTTCTGTTCAGGCGTTTAAAGACAACGTCAAAAATGAAGTGACTGGTGCTGACGGAGGACCAGTCAGAACAGAAATTACCAACTTAACGCCGGAGCAGGCTGCAGAAGCGTATAAAAAAATGATGGGCTAAGTATGCCGTTACCATTTCACTTCGATTTTAAACATCCTGATTACCAGATGGTTTTTGAATGGCGGATGGAACGCTTACAGCGCATTCGCCAGAACCCTGAAATATTGCCTGCACTAAAACAGTTTTACCGAACCAATCCGGCTCAGTTCATCATCGACTGGGGCATGACAACGGACCCGCGTAATATTGATTATGGCCTGCCGGTGACCATTCCGTTTTTACTCTTCCCTAAGCAGGAGGAGTGGATCCACTGGATTATGGAACGCTGGAGCAATCGGGAGAATGGTATTACCGAAAAATCCCGTGAAATGGGGCTCAGTTGGACCGCGATCGGACTGGCCTGCTCGCTTTGTCTCTTCAACAAAGAAATGGTTATCGGTTTCGGCTCCCGTAAAGAGGAATACGTCGACAGCACTGGTGACCCGAAAGCATTGTTCTGGAAGGCACGCAAGTTCGTGGAAACGCTACCTGTAGAGTTTCGCGGTTCGTGGAGTGAGAAGAAGCACGCGCCATATATGCGTGTTGAGTTTCCTGAAACTGGTGCCGTTATCAAAGGCGAGGCTGGCGATAATATTGGTCGTGGTGACCGTACCACGCTTTATCTGGTTGATGAGGCTGCATTCCTTCAGCGTCCTCTGCTGATTGATGCGGCGTTGTCACAAACGACGCGTTGCCGTATTGACCTGAGTTCAGTTAACGGCATGGCGAACCCGTTCGCTCAGAAGCGTCATGGCGGGAAGATACCGGTATTCACATTCCACTGGCGGGATGATCCTCGCAAGGATGAAGAGTGGTATCGCAGGGAATGCGAGAAAATCGATAATCCGGTGGTGGTGGCACAGGAACTAGATCTGAACTACAGCGCATCNCTAATAAATTCATTATCATTCCCCGAGGTAACTAAATGGCGCTCACCGACAAACAAGAGATGTTCTGTCGCGAGTACCTCATCGATTTAAACGCCACGCAAGCGGCTATTCGGGCGGGGTACAGCGCTAAGACAGCTAACCGTACCGCATCCGAAAACCTGTCAAAACCTGACATCAAGTTAAGAATCGCCGAACTGAAAGCGCAACGCAATGATCTTGTTGGTATTAATGCAGAATATGTACTTAATCGCCTTATTGAAATCGACCAGATGGATGTGCTTGACATTCTCCTGCAAAACGGTGAGCTAAAACCCATTAAAGACTGGCCTAAGGTATGGCGCACAACGCTATCAGGAATGGATGTCGTGGAGATGGTATCCGCAGATAGCGCCGCACTTCTGAAGAAAATCAAATGGCCTGATAAGGTTAAAAACCTTGAGTTGCTTGGGCGCCATGTTTCTGTTCAGGCGTTTAAAGACAACGTCAAAAATGAAGTGACTGGTGCTGACGGAGGACCAGTCAGAACAGAAATTACCAACTTAACGCCGGAGCAGGCTGCAGAAGCGTATAAAAAAATGATGGGCTAAGTATGCCGTTACCATTTCACTTCGATTTTAAACATCCTGATTACCAGATGGTTTTTGAATGGCGGATGGAACGCTTACAGCGCATTCGCCAGAACCCTGAAATATTGCCTGCACTAAAACAGTTTTACCGAACCAATCCGGCTCAGTTCATCATCGACTGGGGCATGACAACGGACCCGCGTAATATTGATTATGGCCTGCCGGTGACCATTCCGTTTTTACTCTTCCCTAAGCAGGAGGAGTGGATCCACTGGATTATGGAACGCTGGAGCAATCGGGAGAATGGTATTACCGAAAAATCCCGTGAAATGGGGCTCAGTTGGACCGCGATCGGACTGGCCTGCTCGCTTTGTCTCTTCAACAAAGAAATGGTTATCGGTTTCGGCTCCCGTAAAGAGGAATACGTCGACAGCACCGGTGACCCGAAAGCATTGTTCTGGAAGGCGCGCAAGTTCGTGGAAACACTACCTGTAGAGTTTCGCGGTTCGTGGAGCGAGAAGAAGCACGCGCCATATATGCGTGTTGAGTTTCCTGAAACTGGTGCCGTTATCAAAGGCGAGGCTGGCGATAATATTGGTCGTGGTGACCGTACCACGCTTTATCTGGTTGATGAGGCTGCATTCCTTCAGCGTCCTCTGCTGATTGATGCGGCGTTGTCACAAACGACGCGTTGCCGTATCGACCTGAGTTCAGTTAACGGCATGGCTAACCCGTTCGCTCAGAAGCGTCATGGCGGGAAGATACCGGTATTCACATTCCACTGGCGGGATGATCCTCGCAAGGATGAAGAGTGGTATCGCAGGGAATGCGAGAAAATCGATAATCCGGTGGTGGTGGCACAGGAACTTGATCTGAACTACAGCGCATCAGCGGAAGGCGTTCTGATTCCATCCGAATGGGTACAGGCTGCCGTTGATGCGCATATCAAACTGGGTATCCAGCCAACAGGCAAACGACTTGGCGCGATGGATGTCGCCGACGAAGGCAGGGACAAAAATGCCTTTTCCACCCGTCATGGCTTCCTCCTGGAAAATGTGCGGGAATGGTCCGGTGTGGGCAGCGACATTTATCAGTCCGTCGAGAAGGTNGAGAAGAAGCACGCGCCATATATGCGTGTTGAGTTTCCTGAAACTGGTGCCGTTATCAAAGGCGAGGCTGGCGATAATATTGGTCGTGGTGACCGTACCACGCTTTATCTGGTTGATGAGGCTGCATTCCTTCAGCGTCCTCTGCTGATTGATGCGGCGTTGTCACAAACGACGCGTTGCCGTATTGACCTGAGTTCAGTTAACGGCATGGCGAACCCGTTCGCTCAGAAGCGTCATGGCGGGAAGATACCGGTATTCACATTCCACTGGCGGGATGATCCTCGCAAGGATGAAGAGTGGTATCGCAGGGAATGCGAGAAAATCGATAATCCGGTGGTGGTGGCACAGGAACTTGATCTGAACTACAGCGCATCAGCGGAAGGCGTTCTGATTCCATCCGAATGGGTACAGGCTGCCGTTGATGCGCATATCAAACTGGGTATCCAGCCAACAGGCAAACGACTTGGCGCGATGGATGTCGCCGACGAGGGCAGGGACAAAAATGCCTTTTCCACCCGTCATGGCTTCCTCCTGGAGAATGTGCGGGAATGGTCCGGTGTGGGCAGCGACATTTATCAGTCCGTCGAGAAGGTCTTCGGCTTTTGCGAACAGGACGATCTTGAAGAGTTTCGCTTTGACGAGGACGGGCTGGGCGCTGGCGTTCGCGGCGATGCGCGCGCTATCAACGAACTGCGTAACGTTGCGCGCCGACCGTCAATACTCGCCACACCGTTTCGAGGTAGTGGCGCGGTATTTGATCCGGATGATGAAGCTGTTCGCGGGGACAACGGGCAAGCCGCACGTCTGAACAAGGACTTCTTCGCTAACGCCAAAGCCCAGAGCTGGTGGCGGTTACGTAAACTTTTTCAGAATACCTGGCGCGCCGTGGTTGAAGGTATGGCTTACAACCCGGACGAAATCATCTCAATCAGCAGTAGCATGGCACTCAAAGATAAACTCATCATCGAGCTTTCGCAGCCGACCTATTCCATTAATGGTGTGGGAAAAATCGTTATTGATAAACAGCCTGATGGAACCCGATCGCCAAACCTTGCCGACTCGGTGATGATCAACTATGCCCCAATGAATTCAGCCCTGAACATCTGGGAGCTGCTAGGGAGACAGGCCTGATGGCACGAAACAAACAAGCCCTGCGGCGAACTGCGCAGGC